TGATTGATAATCAATACCGTATGGCGGGTCAGTGAGCACCATATCCACGCTTCCATTCGGTATATCTTTTAGTAATTCTAGGCAGTCACCCTGCATCAAATCCATATTTTCACCTTTTTGGTGCCACCGCCCGCCTCATGCGGCGAGGAGCGGCGTATAAAGCACCACCGCATGGATGATGCTTTGTCCGGCATACACCGGACTTTTCTGGAGCCACCGGGAGGAATCGAACCTCCAACCTACCGATTACAAGACGGTTGCTCTACCAGTTGAGCTAAGATGGCATATGTGCGCCGTCCCGCTTAGATTGTCACACCCTGGTCTCGGCGGCGACATCATGATTAGCCACTCGCAGGGCAGTTTTCAGTGGGATAGCGCCGGGGCAGGTCATAGCTGCCACCGCTTTTTTAGCTCCGCCCCCATGACAGGCGGCTCGCGTCTTACTCTTCCCAGCGCCTAGACGCTCCGGCAGTCTGGTGTAGTGTCTTTCCACCGTCATCCGCCGCATGGAGGGCGCGACCCTCCGCCCAGTTTATCGGGTGGTTTTCAGCCTGCGGCATATTGCACACGGAGGGGGGTGGCGGCAGATCACCGACGCCACCCCCGCCATGTGAAGGAGGAAGGGGGATGAAAGAAAATGGGAGCGCGGGGGCACACGCTCCCACACTCCCATTTTAAAGTAAGATTCTTTCTTTGCTGTCCAAAAAAGGACAATTTAAAAAATTTTACCTGAAATTTGTTCGCCCGGTTAAGTAGTCCAAACTTACCTCATAGTAGTCGGCCAATGCAATCAAGGCTGTCATATTAGGACGCGCCTCCCCACGCTCATACTTTCTTACCGCACCACTCGGTAGACCGCATAACTCCGAAACCGTCACCATGCTTTTGACTGGTCTTTTCTCTTCTCTTAACCGTCGCAGCCTCTCCGGGAACTCGTTCACGGGCTATCCCTCCTTCGGCGGTTCAGGGAGTGGCATCCAGTGGGTGACACCGCCCGGCTCTCTTTCTCCGTGTGGTGTAATGACACGCCACTTCTTTCCCATGTCACTATGCCAGCCCATCATGGTCTGCCAGCGTTCATGCCAAAACGCCACCACAAGGACATCCGCTTGACTTTCCGGCAGCCTGTCCTTGACGCTGATCCACTCACTCACACTGTCCGCCCTCCCCGTCGTGGATGGAGCCGCAGTGTATGAGGTTGGGCCAATTCTCTGGCTTCGCTTCGTCCTCCAGCGTCCAGTCGTTGCACAACCCGTCCTCGTCTGCCAATACATAGCGTCCTTCATCTTCCCAATAGGTCACGACGCCGAGGATGCAAACACACTCGTTGCCTTCCTCGTCCTCGCCCCATTCGCCCAGCATATCGCCAGTAAAAATCTTGTGTACTTCGGAGGACGGCCACGCTTCTCGCTGTATGTCGATGTTGGTGTACTGGCAGACCGTGGCGGGGTCAACTTCAAAGAATCCGCCTAGCATGATCCTCCCTTTTGTGGGCGGGTCTGCCCTGGCCGATACCAACCGCGGTAGAATGTACGCTCCAGGCATAAAGTCGGCATCTTCCGGGACAGCCACAATGTTTCCCTCCACCCACTCTCCATTATCCAGCCGCTTGGCTTTGAAAAGGATTTCTCTGGTCATTGGGCACCTCCGATGATCTCGTCCAATGTGGCCCGCCTTATGCTCCTCAGCGTAGGAAACGTTTCATCAAGGTTATCAAGACTGCCCTTATAGTTGTCTTCGTCATCATACATGTAAAATGTCTGTCCCACTATATCAACGTATGCCAATGTTTTAACAACTGGATATAGCACTTTGATAGCCTTCGCCCTCTCCACCTCCTGCTCCGTCCAGCGGGGCTTGCGGGCGATGTTTTCTGGATGATTTATGAGATTGTTAAGACATTCCACAGTGGAGAATCCCCAGCAGTCATTTGATATTTCAAGCTGGAATGTCCCATATTTATTGATACGAAATCGCCCTAACGTGTTTCCTCTAATTTCAAACTTTTCTTCTGGTTCAACCCCAAGCACCTCGCAAATTCTCGGCTTGTCCATGTTGGCCTCCTCCTTGATTTTCAGGTACTTTTCGATGGCTTCGTCCAGGTTGTCCTCCTTTCGCTGGCCGTAGGAGCAGAAATCATCCGGCTTGACCGGGTACTCCATATCGTGCTTGCCCATCCGGTAGCACAGTCGCATGAGCTGGTTGTGCCGTTTTGTACGTAACTCTCGGTAAAACTTGCACTCCCGGCACCTGACCACAGGCACGGCGTCGATGGTGGGTAGGCTATCAAACATACGCTTCATGACGGCTCCAGTCACCCCATCACCACCAAAGCACTCTCGTGCATTATCCGCATCAACTAGTCTCATGCTCGGCCTCCCACTGTTTCTTCATGTCTTCGTATAACTCTTCCATCTTTCGATTCCATCCCTTGAGCTTCCACAGGACAAGCAGGCCAAGCGCTATCCACTCAACAGCAGCTATGATCGTCAGAATATCAGCCATCCTGCTCCCTCCGCAGTGCGTCCTCGGCGTCCTTTGGGGTATCCCCAAATACACACCCGTTGTCCATATCATGTAAAACATTGATGGCGCTTGCATAATGGGCTTTTGCCGGTTTGGGGAAGCGCGCACTGCACATATACACCCATCTCGGAGGCTTGAATGGCAGCACCACGCACAGCCCCTCATTGTCCGCCTGGACCAGTTCGCGGAGGCGTTCAGGTGTTATACCAAGGGCTTGTCCGGCCAGCTTTAAAACACCATCCTCATTAAATGCCCGCTTTAGGTCCTCCGGCTCCAGACCAGTGTCCTCGTAGGCGGCAAGGCGGTCACAGACATCTTTATTCATTTGTCCATATAGGTGGGGCTTGAAACACGCCCTGCCATCGGCTGATCTTCTGGTCAACCGTTCCATGTCAGTCCTCCTTTTGGCCGTCCCACTTCCATGCGGGGCAAAGTTTGTGCAGGTCCTCTACTGCCGCATCCCTTTCCCGCTTCACCTGCTCCAGCTCGACCCGCAGCTCCTTGTTTTCGGCTTGGAGCGTGGAGAGGGTGCTCCGTACTTTCTCCACCACGGTTCTCATGTTCTGCATTGTGTGGTCGTCCCAGCTGGTTATCCAGCGCAGGAACCGCTTCTCTCTCTCCGTCAACTCTACACCCCGTAAAATGTCCTCAAATTCCGCTGGGATTTTCATTATTTTTCCCCCTTTCCGGCGGCCCATCAAAGGCCGTCCAGTATTGGCCGTACAGTTCCAGGCTAAACGGTTTGATATGCTTGCAGTATAGGTACCCGTCCTTCACGCCCTGAGCAATCTCCAAACCGCCCCATTGGAGCTGGGCTATCCCTGCACCCTCAATGTAGATTGCGGTCTCCTGGGTGATGGATTCCAGCTCCTGGCGGGTGTATTGGCATCTCATGGCGATACCTCCGGCAGGCGGCGGTAGGCAAGCCATGTTTGGCCGTATAGTTCTCTATTCCCGTAATCGTATTGGTCAAACGCCGACACAAATAAAGCCTTAATATCGTCAACGGTATGCACTAACACCCAGCAACTTTCCCCATCTTCCAGCTCGACGATATATACAGGCTTTTCCATCATATTGCCCAGCTCATTCCATGTCAGCGGCTCGTTCTGCGGGGTGAGGGTGGGCATATGCTCAACGCAGTACATTACCCGTCCCATCAATGCCTTTTGTGCATCGGATTTTGCCAGTTTATTTGCAATATTTGCAATCTCCAGTTCGAGCAACTCTCCATCAATCGCCCTTGCCATCGTTCAGCGCCTCCTTAACCATGCGTGGGCTTCCCTTTGTGGGGATTTCTTGCGTTGGCAATAAAAGCATCCATAATAAGCGTGAGACGATTATGTTTGACTTCGCCATTTCCATCGATATAAAAGTTTTTCATGCTCCACCGCTGGAGTTCTCGGCCAAATGGATAGTCTACAACTACGTCTTGCCCAATTAGGGCTATAAATTCATTTTTTGTCATTGTTTAGCGCCTCCAGTCTCTTTCTCAGTTCCTCCCACGCCTCTGGGGTGAGAGGGCGACCACATTGAATTTCAATCCACGCACCCCGCGAGGGGTGCGACGGCATAGGTCGTCCATGACGCGGCGTGCATTTGCATTTCAATCCACGCACCCCGCGAGGGGTGCGACCTCAGCAACCCTCACAGACCATTCAGCCACAGGGATTTCAATCCACGCACCCCGCGAGGGGTGCGACTTGGCCTCCCGTTTGGATTCGGCGGGGTGCGTTATTTCAATCCACGCACCCCGCGAGGGGTGCGACTCCCTTCCCGTAACTTCCGAAGCCTGTCACCACGATTTCAATCCACGCACCCCGCGAGGGGTGCGACGATGAGCAGAACAGGGCGCGCAAATTCCCTTTGTTTATTTCAATCCACGC